CCTATACTACTAAATAATGTATTATCATTTAAAAAAGCAATAGTACCATAATCGGTACTTTTTAAGTATTGTGTAGTAGGTGCATTACTTAAAAACTTATCACTTGAGCCATCTATTTTATATGGTGCGAAATCAAACTCCTTACCCGTTGTTATATCTTGTGTAGCCCTTATATAATACCTATTATTATTGGTTAAATCAAGGTACTCGGTAGGATCAGTAGTCGCACTACTACTATACTCTACACCACCCTTAATACCACTTTGTACTAATTGCCCATCATTTAAACTAAATGGGTGTGCCGTTGTACTACCTCCCGGTAATCTATGTATATCCTTACTATCCGTACTATCTATATATGTATTAGTAATAAAGGTATCTACTATCCTACTTGCATTATATATTAAAGTATTAGCCGTATTACCACTTAATTTTAATGTGGCTTTTAGTGTACCACTAGCGTGAGCACCCTCATATATTTGTAATATATATCTAAACTTATTACTTCCATAACTTGTAGCATCGGCAATAGCTACGTATATACTAAAACTATTAGTACCACTTAATGTGGATGGTACTTGCGATACACTTATACTAGGCATAATTAATCCTTTTTAAAATTATTATTTATTAATTTATCTATATCCTCTATTAAATTATTTTGTAAATCTTTTTTAAACTGGGCAAAATGCAACTTAAAGGCATTAGTAAAAAAGTTAGTAGTACGTAACCCCCTTTGGTAAATAGCCCTCATAATTAAAAATCTAAAACTCTCAAAAGTTATAAAACGCCCCGTTGTTGTATCCCTACCTTTTGTTATACCTTGCTTTTGCATCCAAGTAGTAATACTATTTCTAAACTTACCCCAAGTACCTTTGTGGCTACCCGTACCAAATTTAAACGGGCTACCTTGCCCCCTATTACCTCCTCTACCTTTATACCCTCCGGCACCTCTTACCCCCTTATCGTAAAATGGTGCATAATCTTCGCCTATAAACTCTATCTCTAATTTAACACCACTAACATTACTTCTCGCCATTAACGATTGCCCAAGTGTACCATTTGCCTTATCACCTAAATTTTTACGAGCACTATTTAAAACCCTTTGTGTAAAGTTTTTTACTACCTCATCCGCATTAGGTGGTAATGCATTTGTAAATTGCCCTTTTTGGTTTCTAATAAATATAGTGCTCATTTTAACTTTGTTCTATTGGTGCTATACCTAAATTTAATTCGCTATCTACCTCTATGCTTATGCTACCACCCCAACCCGTTAAAAGATTGCTAAACCTCCTCGTAAAAGGTAATAGGTTTACGGGCTTTTGTAATACATACTTACTATGTGTACTTGCTCCTACAAAACTACAAGCCGATAAAATTTGCTCAAATTCTGCTATAATATCATTACAAATTTGTAGGCACTCACTATATGCATCCGTTATATTAGCCTCATCGCTTTGCACTAATTCCATTACCATAAAATCTAAAGTTATAATACTTGCTCCACTATTTACACTTACATTATTTGGCTCTACAAATAATAAAGGAAAGTTAGTCGCATCCATTTTCTCTAAATCCACATCGCTTAACTCTCCCGTCTCATACTTTTGTAATTGGTGGTGCTTTGTAGCTATATCCTCAAAAATGCCCATTAAATTATTATACGTTATCATTTTAATTTTGTTTTATTTAAATTCCTATAATCCTCCGCATTTTTATCTTGCTCATAACTCATAAAGGTTAAACAAGTTAATAAAGACACTTCGCACACCTCATCTATTTTTAATATATTCTTTTGGGCTAAATGGTATATTATTGCATACCATCCCCATTTATCGTTGGTGGTTTTTTCTTTTCTAATATCCTTTGTGCCTCCTCTATTGTATAATTGCTTGTAATCGTCATTAATTCGGCTCCTAAAAGCAAAAAAAAATTAGTAGCCCCCAATACTAAATCCATACTTATATTTAAAAAATCTTTTGCTCTATTAGGATTTGGTGTATAAGGCTCTATTACATACTCCTTTTGTACCATATCTTTATTTATACTATCCTCATCTTTTACAATAATAGGGCGATAAAATATACTTAATATGTGGTGTGCATTTTCCCAAAATCCTTTTTTTATATATTCCTCTATATCGGCGTACTCACCTATTGTAATCTCATCCCAATTATTAATAAATCCATATGTAATACCATTTAAATAAAATGTTTGGGTTAATTGTGTGGTTTTGTTATCTAATAACTTTGATAGTTTATTAGTAATAGTTTGTAAATCTTTTAAACCTATTTTACTTACATTTTCCGTACTGGTTTCACAAAAGAAACTAACCATTTCGATTAACTTCATTATATCGCTTTTATTACTATCTTTTTGCGATAGCATATATTTGCGATAGTTTTTTAATTTAACTTCTTTCCAAGTCGTTGGTATTATAAATTCTAGTGCCATTTGTTATAAATATAAATTGTTAATTTTTAAGCCGGTATTAGTGTATATAGTATTTACCACTCCTACTAACCATTAGTTTATTTAGTGCTACATACCTCCAAGCATCTATTAAATGATTAAAGGCATCTATCGTTTTATTTAATACTTTATTATTTTTATCTATTGCATACTTATAATTACGCATTTCTTTAATTAAATTTATGCTCCTTTTTGTTAATACTAATTGGTGCCGTTTCATTACATCTATACCCACATTAATACTATCCGCCCCTTTTCGACTGGGTTTTACATTCCAATTTAATCTATATAGCTCCTCGATACTTTTAGGCTCGGCACAATCGCAAATAATCTCATCTCGCCTATCTATACCAAGCCTACTAAACTCATCGCTTAAATCTTGATTTGTTAATTTTCTCTTGTATATTAACTCATCCGCATATAATGTATTATCGTGCTTATATATACCCACCAATGCACTAGGATCATTAGAGTACCCAAAATCTAAACCATATGCAATTAATTTAGCATTACTTGGTATTGCATCTATTAAATTATAATTACTAAATATAGTTTGCGTACTTACCCCTCTCTCTCCAAGCCCGTATATTTTCCAGTAATTAGAATCTAAATCTCTTAACCTCTCTATCTCATTTATTGTATCCTCACTCAAAAATGGGTTATCTTTATATGTGCTCTTAATAAATGTACAATCTCCTCTCGTTAATACATTCTCATAAATCCAGTGGTACTCGTCGCTTGGGTTATAATCTAAAAATATCCTTTCCGTTGTTCGTAGTATTAATTGTTGGTAATCCTCCATTGTGAACTCATTAGCCTCGTTAAGCCATAAAAAATTACGTTTACGGCCTCTAATCTTAACGGGCATATCAATACTAATAAACTCATATAAATTACCATTTAACTTATATGTTAATTCGGTTTTATTATGATACTCGGGATTATATAAATTATGTGTATCTAATATCTCGAAAAAATCTTTATAGGCGGTAGCCTTTAAACTTGGTAATGTTTTACGGCAAATCGTATATGTTTTACCAGTATCTTGAATACCCATTAATACAAATAATTGAGCAAGAGAGTATGTTTTACTACTCCTTGTACCTCCTTGATTTACTACAATACGGCTTGTTGTATTGTAGTTTTTATGAAATACGCTAGTCGCTTTTAGGTTTAATAATCTCAATTTTTACCTCGTTTATTTTATCCCCATCCGTAGTTATATCTAATTCACTCCTCTCACTATAACCCCTCTTTTTGCCTTTTGTTTTTAAATAAAATATAATACTCGTCTCTTTATTGGCTCTTATATTTTCTAGTAGTTTACTTTCGGCATAATCTAAACTTACATTATCTAACTCTTTTACCGCCTCATTAAATTGCTTATCTTGTTTAAGCCACTTATAAAATGTGGTACGCCCTACTCCCGCCGTTCTACAAGCCGAGGTAACTACACCTAAATTTTGCTCTAATGCTATTAACATTGCTTTTTTCTTTAATTGTAACTCTTTTAAATCTATCATAATTTGTCCTTTTTTATGTGTTCGCTTTTGTTCGCTTTTTATATCTCTCATTTATTATTTTAGGTACTGCATTACCCCACATTATTTTATGGTGTAATCTTTTATCCTTTACACCCATCTCCGATACTTTAACACAAGAGGGGTTATACATAACACTAAAAAAACTTTTAGTATAAGTACCATACTCTAAATATACATCCGTTAAACCCCCCTCCGTTTTTTGTGTTGGTAATTGGCTTATACTTATATTAGGGATTGTAAAAAATAAATCTCCTTTGCTACCTAAATTTACATATGTATTAACATCCTCATTTAATCTACCTACAAACTTAAACGGCCTTTTAGTGCTACATAAAAACGTATTCATTGCTTTACGCCTTAACTTAATCTCCTTACCAAATGAGCCCTTTTTACCACCTATAAAATCCCCGTTTTGTGCAAATGCTATACTTTTGGCTTTTGTGCTTTTATAAAACTTTAACAATATATTAAATACTTCATCTAGTTTGTGCCTTACTGGTATCTCTTTATATTCTAATTTATCATCAAATTTGTAATATATATCTCTATAATCATCGCACATAATAAAAAAATACTCTATCCCTTTATCTTTTGCTAAATTAAATATAGTGTTTGCCGAGTATAATGTACTCCTCATATCTCCGGTATTATCTCCCGCATCCATATCTTGTGCTACTTTTTTCTTATCAAATACTAATAAATCATCCTTGTACTTTTTTTTATATTGTTTTATTGTACTATCTAAATTATCACCAACTAAATATATTTTGCCCGTGTATCCTCTTTTGCGTAAAGTTTTATACGTCCACATCTTATCCGGCCTCCCGTGTACCATTATAAATACCGCTATATTATTGGCTATACTCATCATTAAATAAATTACTTATATTGTGTGTTAATTCTACGAATCCCTTTTCTATTGCTTTATTTAAATCGATTATAACTAATGCTAAATCCTCCATAACATCTTGCACCTCTTTATCGCTATGTGCGTAAAAATCCGCTATTTTGCCGTAATTAAACCTATTGTGCCTATATGCCGAATAAGTTAAAAACTCTTTAACCTCTTTACTTACTTTTAACTTTTTTATTTTAGATATTAATTTTTTTGTTTTAACATTATCGACTAACTCATTTAACTCGGGCTTTTCATTACACGGCTCATATGTAGGTAATTTTATTTTCCTTGTATAATTATCATCTATTTTATCTATATTAAAACCTAATTCAATATCCTTAAATCCTATATCTTTTAATAATTCTAACTCAAAATTATTAGCTAATAAATCAAAATCAAAAGTACCACCATTTTTATTGAGCCTTATATTTAACTCTTTCTCTTGCTCTAATGTTAAATCTAACTCTACACACGGCAACACATCATAACCTAAACTTTTTGCAACTTGTAATCTTTGATGCCCACCAATTACTACATTTTTTCGTTTAGGGTTTTTATTAACTATTAAAGGCTCTACACATCCAAATTTATTAACACTATCTTTTAATTGGTTAAATTGCTCCTTTGTTATTTGCCGTGGGTTATACTCACTTGCTTTTAAATCCTTAACCTTTTTTTGTGTGGTTTTTATCTTATTCATTTACCTTAATTTGTTTAAATAATACATTTATTAAATATGCCGATATACCCGTTTTTTATCTCGTTTACGCATCGTTTGTTGTTGCGTAGTATCATTGCATTAAAAATAAAAGATATACGATTTACTAGATATGGGCATTACTTTTTTAATTTGTTTTTTATATTATCAATTTGTACTAAAATGCTCTTTTTTTCCTCCTCTTTTTTATTCTTTTTAAGTTTTTTATAATACTTATTTAAGGTATTTAATAAATCCTTTTTATAGTTTGTTTTGCCTTTTCTTTTACTCATTGCAACTATGCTTATATATTGCCTCTAATTTCCTTAACCTATCAGCTATACAAGGGGTGCACCTTGTAGGCTCTATTTTTTTTTTAAATACTTGTTGGTATAATATATTCATCGCATCTTGTTGCTCCTTTTTTAATATGCCTTTATGATCCTCAATGCTTTTTTTAATCCTTTTATATATACTTTGTTGCTCTTTATCCATACCTTGTGTATAGGGAAAGTGTTTGTTTAGCCACTCTTTACGTTCCTTGCATCCACAATCCTCACCCACTATTGCCTCCGTAAGTTTTTTTAAACCAGTTATTTTTGTAATTTTTTCTATACTATCTCCTAAACCTCTACTCATTTTAAATACTTAAATTCCATACTTTATAATAATTATCCCATTTACACCATACTATATTAGTTTTGTGCTTAAAATGTGCTCTTACTTTATTTAATGATTTTTGTAAACTATACCTACTTATTTTTGTTGCGTGGCTCATACCCAAAATACTTGTAAAATTTTCATCTAAATAATATAACTTAAATACTTGTGCATCAAACCAATTTAATTTGTTTAATTGTTGCTCTATGTATAAAAATTTTTGCTCCTCTTTTTGCTTATCTTTTAATAATTGCCTCTCCTCTTTATAAATATAATTACTACTTAAATTGTTCGACTTGCTATTAAATTGCTTATATATATAATAATACTTACTTGTTTTACTATGGTAATTGTTTACCATAATCCTTGCTATAAAATAAAAAAGATGTTTTTTTTTACTAATGCATTTACTTTATCATCATCCATTTTTAACACTACCTCTAATGTATGGTGTAGTAAATCTTCGTAATCCGGTTTTTTATTGGATGTAATGTTTTGTGCTAACTCTTGTAGTTTCTTGTAATTCTTGTTTATATATGCATTTATTTTCCTCAATCGTAGGCATTTTATCTTTTAAAAAGGTATAGTATTCGGTGCTACTAATTGGGTTTACTATAACCTCTATAACATTATCTTGTGCGAATATAAACGATTTAATATATTGTGTTAAGTATTTAATATATAAGTAATAAACAATAGAATGTGTATAACGCTTTAATTTATTATTAATGTGTAAAAAGTTCTCGGGGTGCTCTCCTACCTTATAGATAGTTAAATAAAAGTATTTTGTAGTAAACATATATTATCTATTTTAATTGTAAATAATTCTCTATTATTTTTATTGCATCATCAAAATTATTAACCCACGATGCTAAATATCCATTATCCTCTAATTTTTTTAACCATTCTTTTTGCTCTTTTGTAGGGTAATTACCTTTTACTTTTACCTCTATTGCTAAACCACTATACTTACCTCTACACTCATATATAAAAATATCGGGAAATCCTTTTACATACCCCGTCGCTTTCATCATTTTCGCTTGGTACATACTACTTACCCTTACACCTCCGGCACTTGCACAAAATAGTATTTTATTATATTGTAAATATCTTACTATACTTGCTTGTAATTGTGCCTCTCCTTTTAACTTCATACCTCCATTGTTTTATTATCTGCGTACTCACAAGCCTCATTATATAAATTAGGGTGTACATTTTGTATATAATCTACAAATAAATTATACCACTCTAAATCTAACTTTTGCTTTTCTAGTTTTTGTTTTACTTCTTTTAAACCATCTTTTAAAGCCTCTCTTATTGTAGCCTCAAATACTTGGTTATTGTAAACACCTATAATTTTATCTTTTTTGCTCATAATTTCTTAATACTAATTTGTGTATATATTCTACTTTTTTATTAAATTCTTTATCACTATGTGCGAAATTATGACACGCCCGGCAAAGTGCTACTAAATTCTCTATAACATCCTTACCCTTACCTCTACCTTTTATGTGGTGCACATCTACTGCTCTTGAGCCACACGCCTCACACCCTATAAAATCTTGCTCACCATATCTAAAATAATTAAAATATATTTTAATATGTTTTTTCATAACTTTTTATTATTTCTATACATAAATCTTTAGGTACTATTGATTTATCATACTTACTACTATTACCATTAATACCAGTACGGCTACCTCTTGGCGATGCCTCGTGGCAATTCATACCATTTTTGCACCTTTTTTTAGGTATCCAAGTATTTAAATTAGTAAATATATCCGTAGGCTTCATATAATTGTGCCCATATTGACAATAATTTACACTTTTCCTAATAGTATATATTTGATATGGTAAATGTTTTAATTGTGGTAATTTTCTCATTAAGGCGATAGGATTTTCAATAAAAAATACAAGATCATTATTTAATTTTTTAAAGTATAATATAATTTCTATTGTTTTATCTATTAATTTTAATGATTTTTTGGATGCCTCACTTATGGGTATTAATACCCCATTATGTTTTTTAAAATGATGGCTTATACCGGCCATACTAAAAGTATAACACGGAGGAGATGCCCATATAATATCGGGTATAAAATTTAACTTTTTATAATCAAAATCCATAAAATCGCCTATAAAATCTATATTATCTAAATTTTGGTTATCTATTGTATATGTATTATAATTAAATTCCTTTGCTACTTTACTAAAACTACAACTACCCGCAAAAATTTCTAATACATTTTTTACCATTATATTGGTTTTTTCCAAATACTCCCCGCCGTAGGGC